TATTAAAAACTGCATTAGTATTAGAACTTGGAAAAGCATAATTTGCGTTAAATATTCCTCCGTAAGGAACAGCATGTCTAGTTGGGGATAATGAATCTCTGTTAGGGTAAACCGCAGCATTAGGAGAATAAGTTCCTAATGATGTAATACCTGCAGTTGCTCCAAAAGCATAATACTGATATTCATAAATACCAACAGGATAGTTATAAGAACTTCCTATATAGTCAATAGCTAATTGATTTGCTGAATTTGCATTTGTTGCAGCTGTTCCATAAAAAGGATATGAACCGCTTAATCCGCTAGGAACAGTTCCTCCTGCAATAGTATAGCCTGGTGTCCATAATTCTTGCCCAAATTCAACTTCATTATAAATATTTTTACCAAATATATGTAATCTTGTTCTTGGGTATAAGTTATGAATACCAACACCTGTATTAGCATTAGTTCCTATTGAAGATACTGGTGCAAAAAGGTTTAGCGGAGACAGAGAAATTTGGAATTCTTTATGAAAAAAGTTTGCGCCGTTTTTACCAATTGAATTAGCATTTAAGAAAGGCGCTGAACCTAAATGCATTGTGTTAACACCTGGAGTAAACCAAGATTCTGTTCTTATTGCATTAGTAAAATTGTTTAATCCTGTTAATTGATTAACTATGTTATTTTGAGGAATTACGTTTTCTTTAGTAGTTGGAACTATATTTCCTAAAAGAATATCTGATACAGCTTGATTATTTACATTATCAATTTGTCCACTAAAAGCTGCAACGCTATAAACTTTAGTAGGTAATGTTGAATAAAGACCAGTTCCCGTGCCTCCTTCTGTGTAAACATATGTAGGATCGTAATCTCTAGAATACTTTTTAGCGTGTACGTGGAATTTAGCAATAGGTTCTAACGGACCTTCATCAACGCCGCCTGTTACTCCAACAAAAGTACCAATACCTATGTTTCTGAAAGGAGATACATAGAGTGAAGGCAAACTATTATGTTGATTGGTATTAGGATTAATGTCTGCATTAGTAATTGTACCCTGAGGAGTTTTCCCAATTACTTTAAATTGTGATGTATAAAAAATTAATTCTGATAAGAAATAAGAACCCAGCGTACCAACACCCCCTCCAGATGCAAATGAAGATTGGAATCTTCTTCCTCTTTCCATCATACCCGCAACTCTAACATAATTATTATCGCCAGGATTTGTTGTTAAGAATTGTGAATTACTTAATACAGATGATCCGTACCACGTGTTTCTTGTCAACATGCCAGCAGTACCAGAACTTGTATCATGTGTACCTCCAGTAGTTCCATAAGGAACACCATCGCCTAAGCCATATTCCCAAGTATATGTTCCTGTTGCTCCTGATATTGCTTTACCGTTTATAGCTGATACGTATCCCTGATATGTATTATACTTATTAGTATTACTTGTATTACTTTCATCATAATATTGTAATCCTCCAATAACTGTTCTGTAATCACTTGACAGTTTCATATCAACAGGAAGTGAACAAACATATTGGTTTGAAGCAATAATTCTTCTAAAGTCAAGTATAAGTTCTCCAAAGTTTAATGTAGCCGCACTATCTAATGAATTAGTTGGTGTCCAAGAAACCATTGGATCTGGAGCATATCTTGATGAAAATAAATGTAAAGTTTTAGATACATTATTATCATTTAACGTACCGTATGAATATGGAGAATTTGGTTGACTGTTTTCTGGGTTATATTTAGTTTCAGTATCTGTAAACATATAAATACCCAAAGTACCATAAGTTCCGTTATTAACTGTATCTCCTTCGTTTCTATGAGATAAAAATAATAAAGGAGTATATTGGTCAAGTGTTACTTCATATTGTGGTTTAGTCCAATAATTTAAAGGGTTAATTGGAAACGGATTGCCATTTGCATCAACAGGATATGTTAATGAATTTGGAAATTCATTTGCACTAAGAGTAGGTGAACTCATTGTAGCAGGACCGGTGTAACCTCTTGCAGTAATATTGCTTTGGTAAGATAGTCCATCAATACTTAATTTAAAAAGTAAACGATCTACACCTGAATTATATCTACCAGGTTGTGGATCAATTGCGCCTGGACCTAATCCCCATTTTCCAATTTCGCTTGTTGTTAATGAGCCATCACCTACGTTATTTGTTGCATCATTACCTGAAGTAATCCAAACAGAACCATATTTTGATACAAGTCTTGCATTAGCAACCGTTAAAGGACTTGTTGTGTTATTAGTATAAGGTCCTTGTGGGTAAGGTCCAGTACTTCCTGTTCCTGTAGACTTTAAATATGTTGTATAGTCTTCAATCCAAACTTGTCCTGAGCCTACAGAATTAGTATCTGCAGCAGGATAAAAATACCATCCTTCACCTGCATAAAATCCTGGTTCGCCTGGTACAGGCGGCATTGAAGCATCACCAAGATTAGGATAGCTATATCCTGCATCAGCTGCATTTTTATATGGGTTACCTGTTTCATATAAAGGAGAGTCTCCTGCGCCATCAATATCAGGCGAAGTTAAATACTTCCAATAACCATTATTTGTATGATCTATAAAGATTTGCCCTGCATCAGGTGTTGTTCCTGTGCCTCCTATTCCTGTTAAACCACCTCCATAATAATTTAATAGCCAATCGTATGAAGATAAAGGCCAAGGACCTACTTTTCCATACGGAGGTAGTGTATCAACAGATGGCCCAATAGTTAGAGAACTAACATGAGTAGCTGCAAATGGGATTATTCCTAAGATTGTTCCAGTAGGGCCTTGAGCTCCTGTAAAACCAATAGGCCCCATTTTCCCAGGTAAACCAGGTATACCTTGAGCTCCTCGAATACCTTGCGGTCCGCCATTTGACGTTGATAATGTTTGAAAATTTTGATTTAATTTAGCAATGATAGTTGCTAAACTATCACTTTCAAGTAATTGCTTAAGTGTTAGCATCCGTATAGTATTTTTATTCTTTAATGTATATATTCAAGATCATATCCTATTCACCGTAGAAGATACAGAAAAACCTGATGGTACTTTAGTATCAAGAGTTTTTGTGATCTTATATACAAAATCTGTAACTTTTGTTACAGTACAATCTTTATCAATTTTATAGCCTGCAGATTGTTTATCAGCAGCGGATAATTCTATCGAAACTAATTGAATTCCTTCTTTGTTTAAAACCCATAGATTAATTTCTGAGATTTCATAGAGATTAATTATATTCTTATTAAAGTAATTAGTTTTTAAAGCATCAATTTCAACTTGAGACAAATTATTTAAAGCAGGTACTCCAGGGGAATATAGAGGCAGTTTATCAAATTCGTTAACGTAATTACCGCTATTAATATCTTCTAAAAGTTGTCTTAGGAGTCTTGCTCCTAAATCTATATTAATTGTTAAGACAGATTTATTGGAGTTAGGTAATTGTTGATTAGCTGAAGCTGTATTTGTTATAAGATTATTAACACCAATTGATGATGCTGGCGATAATAAAGAATATGTAACTTCAGTATTTGTAAAAGTATCAAATGTAAATGATTTAGGAACATTCATTGCTTTTGACGCTAAAAACGATTTTGTTTCTTGCATTTCTGCAATACCGTTAACTGATGTATAATCTTTAATAGTTGTATAGTTTCTATAAAAATCAGCATCCCAAGAACTATTTAAGGCAAATGAAGTTATAGATGTTACAGCAACTTCATTAACAAGAGGGTATAAACTTTTATAAGCAGAATCTCTAGAAATTTTTAAAACTTCACCACCTGTTGCTACTTTGTTAATTCCATAATTTCTTAATAAACCTGAAAGAGAATAACTTGTATTAATGTGTGTATTACTTAACAAGAAATCTTTTTCATAATGATATGAAAAATCATCAGATTCTCTCACCCAGAAAGATATAATGTCTCTCGACTTTGGTTCATAAAATCCACGATGTCTTAACATATATTCCTGTGTGTTAGTGTTTACTAAGTTATAACCTATTAATGAAGAGTTAATGTATTCTTGTGGTTTATCAGTATCTTCGGCATAATGTAATATTCCTTTTTTAATTATTGAGTCGGGTGAAACAAATCTTATGTAAAAATCGCTAGCAGGAATTTTTTCATTATTAACAACTTTAAAATATTGAATAGCAGGACTTCCTGAATTAACAAGACTTTGTATGTTACCCATTGTTAAATAATTTTGTATTGAAACAAAACCACTTGTTCCTCCTCCTATTGCATAAGTTTCTTTTTCATCACTTGAATCTATTGAAGATGTTGTTGATGTAGATCCTGGATTAAATTCAAGTCCTGAAGAGAGAGGCGTGTAATTTTGAACATGTGTTCTTTGACTATTTAATGTTGTAGCAAATCCTAACGATGAAGGCGTTATGCTTTCAATGCCTGCTTGATTATCAAAAAAGTATCTTATAGAAACATAACCTAATGGGTTTTTAGAACCAACTGAAAACCCTGTGTAAAAACCATTTTGCGTTAAACTGTTAGCAAATATATTTAATACGCTTTCATTTCTTAAAAAGTCACCACTAAGATAAGTATATCTATTATTTGTGATAGATAATTCGTTTTGTAAATTAAATGAATACGTAGAATTTATTTGTTTAAAAGGTACATTTAATTGTCCTGTAAAGATATCTTGACTTAAATTATAAAAATCAATATTAGCTCCTAATCTTTTATTACCTAATTCTAAATATCCTCCTCCTAAAAATCCTTGTCTAGGTCTAAATACTTCATTTGCTTCAGGGCTAGAGATATTAAAAGTGCCATCATAAGGAAGAAACTGTTCAATACCTAATGAAACTTGAGTGTTAGCTAAGAATGGCAATTGTGATTGATTTTCATTCTTTAAGATATCTTGCATTGCATATTGAAGCAAATAATTCATATGTCCAGATTGTGTGCGATAGTCATTTACATAAACTGTAAAAATCATAACAATTGATTGCTGAGCATCATTTTTAATTACTTCAATTTCAACAGGTGTTTCAGCATCATAATTAATTCCTGGTTTAACAAATCTTGCAATAGCAGAAAATTTATATCCATCAAGAGCTGTTGATTGACTTATTTCAACTGGCGTAGGCCCAATATCATCTAAAACTGTTGCTTGTATTTTAATTCCTCTAAATAATGTTTCTACTTTATTTACTCCATTTACATAATTAAAAAATGTAAATCTTTCTTCTCTTGCTTTAGTTATTTTAACTCCTTGATAAGTTTCTTCTGTTGGATATCCTACGCTAAAATATTTCGTAAACCAATCGTTATTATCATAAGATGAAAGCAAATCGTACCAAGTTAAACCATTTAATACTACGGTGTCTAATTTTTCAAACATGTATGATCTTGAACTTTCAAGGGATTCAGCATAATAATCTTTAGGTAAAGAATCTAAATAAGGAAATTCATTAGTTAAAACAGATGTTTCTACAAAATTAATCTGATCATTAGGAGACATGTTGTTTATGCCAAAAGCCATCGAATTATTAAGACGATAATAATTATCTCTAGCATCAGTACCTTCTTGAACCCATTTATTAATATACGGAACAACAATAGAGTTTACTGCCCAATCTTTATTAAAGTTTTCTCTTAAACGATCATATTCAGAATACAGTAACTGATATGTAAATGCACCTATATAATCTCCTGAATTTTTTAAGTCTTGTATTTTATTTGCAGCATCTAAACTAGATATGTCTTGTAAACCAGCAAATCCATTAAAATGTTTTAAATCTAAATCTTGGTCATAATTGTAATTTACAACTGTTAATGTTGAAGAATTAGAATTAGGTAAAAATTTAATTTTAAATCCATCAGGATAAAAAACAATTTCTTCATTTGTATTAGGATCAGTTGTTCTTAAATATTGTCTTTGGAAGTTTCTTTTACCCGCTCCTCTAAATTGATAATTTGAAGTTGGACTTACATAATAATTATATGTACCATTTACTGATAAGTAAGGATACTCAGATTCTACATATTTATATAAAGGATAATATGTATTAAATAAAACTTCAATATCTTTAGATGAATCTACCATTGAACCATTAAATGATAAAGTGTCTATTTCATACCATTGTCCATTTTCTTGATTGTAAACAGAAACAACAATGTTAAAATTATCGGTAGAAGAATTTAATGTAAACTTATAATTTTCATTTATGTCTAATTCAAGTTCATCGCCTGAATTTAAAACTTGATTAAAGAAATATGGAAATGCTTCAATTGTAGGTGTATAAGAATAATCAGATAATATAAAGTCAAAATCAAACTCTTTAATAGGATATAGTGAGAATATTCCTAAACTAGGTCTAAAGATATCCCATGCAACTATTTTATTATCACTTGATGTATAAAATTCTTGTGTGTTATTATCTATTTGTATGATTAAGCTATTATCTAAATTGGTAAACCCAGAGATATTTTCATTTCTATCATATACAGGCTCTTCTAAATATGGCAAACTATATAATATCTTATCTTGAACATTCCATCCTTTAATTTCACTGTATAGGCCTTTTAAGCATTGAAACCATTGATTATTAATCTTTGTATCATTTAATGCTGTAATTTCACCAATATTTAATGAAACATTTGACATTGTTACTGTAACTGCATTATTTAATCTTATAGATGTTGCATTAACATCAATAATAAAAGTGCCATCAGGGATACCTACTCCTTTAACACTTGCTCCAATATATAAGCTATCAGTATTTAGAGTAATATATGATGATCCTTGAAGCAAATTACATAATCTAACAGTTCTACGGTCAACGTAATATTTTGTGCCATCGGAAAAAGAAACTTTGGCGCGATTTCTTTTTCTACGAACTCCTCCTATAAATTTTTGATTTATTGTATTTGTTGATGTTAAATGATATGCAACTTCAATAGTTGTGTTTAGACTAATCTGTGTTAAGTCAATTGATATAGGTAGTCCTGAGTATTCAAAAGTATTACCAACAAAATTAGCCCAGAAAAAAGTACCTGTTGATGTTAATGTAGAATATGAGGTTGGATCACAATCTAAATTACCTGACACAATAGCGCCTGATGCTGTTTTTATTATTTTTAAGTAAAAACCTCTATCTGTAGGTCTATCAACAAATTCAACAAATTTAGTATTTAAGTTTATTGTAGAAAGTGGGGCGTAATTTAATTGTGATAAGTTTTCACCTCTATCACAAACACCTTTTTCATAAAAACCTAAATTAGCATAATAACTATTAGGTGTTAATATTCTTTTAAAATTAATTGTGTTACCTTCTTCATATAAAAGTTTACTTATCATATAAACTTTAGGTCCTGAAGCAAAAGCCACAACTGGTATGTTTTCAAAATTATTTAAGCATAAAGCAAAAGCTTGAGCAACCTCACTCGCCGTTCCTTTTGGCGAAAAATGATTAATATAATCAATGCCATTAGGATCTTGTACAGGGTAATTCCAAGCATCACCTTTTTGTAATCCTGTACTATTAGCAATTAATCTCCATCTATGTTGATTAAATTCTTGTCTAATTGTAGCATCAATTTGATTAACTCCATTAATAACATTTTTTGTAACTGAAGGTCTTTGAATGTCAACAGTCCAAGCATCACCTAATGAATAAGCAAAGTAAGGAGTAAGGTAAATAGTTAATTCGTTATCAACATTTGCATAGTTTACTGAAGGATCATCATAATAAATAACCTCACCATCTATTTGTTTACCAATAAGAGCTGAGTTAAAAATTGTTGCTCCTACAGCAGCATTACCTGATATTCCTAAATTTTTAATGTTAATTTGTGTTCCTGGTAAAATATCATAAACTTGATAATAACCGCCACTTATAATATAAATATTTTCACCTATTATAAATTGTGAACTATCAGTAACATTAATCGTGATAATAGTACTTGTGTCAGGTTGAGTAAATGAAGATGTTAATGTACTTAAATAATCATTTTTAAAATAACTTAATTTAGTGTAAGTGCTAAAAACATTTTCAGTTACTTGTATGTAATAAGTATCATCATTATCATAGCTATTATAATTATCGGCTGTTAAAACGATTTCTTCTTCTTCATCTAAAACACCTGTACCATTTTGGTCAAAAAATTCAATAACCAATTGTGCATTACCTGAATCTAATAAAACAGCATCTGCCTGTGTAGTTATGTTTGTTACACCTGCATAAGAACTAATGTCTTCTTGATTATCAAAAAGTTGTATTTGTGTAGCTCTTATATAATCTGTTGTTCCAAAAACGCCATAATCAACTTCTGTGATTTTATTAATTCTTTTAAATGTATCATTACGATCTTTAACATAAAAGAATCTTAAAGGATCATCTACCATTGAAGGTAAAGGAATTTTCCCAATTACGTCTCCTTGATATGCAGGTATGTTTGTTGTGTTATTTGTAAAAGATGTATTATGATAATAATTAATAGGCAATTGAATACCATCAGGATTAGTTTGAACAAACGATCTTGTACTATAAGGCTCACCGTCAACACCTGGAATAGGCTCAGGTGATTGATTATAAATATTTCCTAAAACATCTGGCACAATTTGGAATTGTGCTAATTGATTTTCTTTAACATAAATACCAAAATAGCGATTTATACTATACAAGTCCGCTTCATCGTCGTCAAATAAAAATTCTAAATTTATAAGGTTAGAACTTATTATTCCATTTCTTTTAAACCCGTCTGTAATGTATTGCTCAAATTCTTTTATAGGTCTATCTATATTATAGTAATCATATAAGAATTCTCCTTTTTGTGTTAAAGAACCATCTTGATATGAAATACCATTCCAGTATGTAGCAATATCTTTTTCCCAACTTACTTGCAGAGGTCTTTCTTGATAACGAGTATCATTAATTATTTTTCTTAAATAAGATCCTAATTTTGATGTGCTTCGCATATCAAAAGTTTTTATGATTCTTGATTCTTTAAAAAAGTCATTAAATTTTTGTCCGTTGCCTGTATATAAATATGAATCTATATTTAAAGGTTCATCAATTCTAAAGATAATGAAAAAATCAGGAACATCTTTTCTTAACCAGATTGGTGCTAAGAACGTAAAGTTTTCATCGTAAAATTTACTTCTTAATTGTTCAACACCATAGTTATAGAAGTTATCGTATTGTAAATCAAATGTTCTTTTTATATTTAAGTATTGTGAATCAACTTGATATGTGTCAAAAACAATATTAGCAGGTGTTGTACCATTTTTAAAGAAGTTATATAAATCTTTTTGATATGTGGAATTAGAACTTATTTGATATTTCTTATATGTTGAATTAGAAAGTTCATCATTTGCATCAAAAGAATTTAGCCAAATATTACCTGATGAATCTGATGTAAGTTTTACGTTACCACTAATTCTTGGATTTGTTTTTAAAAGAGAATATGATGATCTGTCCTCGTACACAGGATTTTCTATATCATATAAAAAAGATTGTGTATTTCTTTTTGATTTTACATAATCTTCAACATATCCAAAGAAATGCACTTCTTGATAATCACGAAGTGGTTCTCTAGGACTTCCAGATTTCCAGCCATAAGGAATTCCTGTTATTGAAGCAACAGAAGTAGACGGATCTCTAATTAAATCTTCAGTAACTGTATCATTATTATCTAATGCAATAATTAAAAAGTTTAGTTTTAAATGACTATCAGAAATACCATCATAATCAACACGAATAGAAACACCATTATTAATTATATTTTTATCGTCATAATAAACAGAAAACCAAACAGCTGACTTTCTACTAAAAAACCCTGTGTCTTCTCCGTAATTAGAAAAGGTTGTTCCGTCAAATGGATTTGGGTATGTTGTATCAAGAGGTGCCCAGTAAGATGTAAATGCTTGATTATTTAATACACTTAATTGTGAATTAGCATCACCACCATTTATCTTCCAATTATCACCATCAGATGAAACCCATTTTCCTAACTCAATTGTAAATGTTGAATTAGGTATAAATTCTACATCAGACACAAGAGTAAAACCATATCCTGGTTTATAATTAGTTACTTGTAATGGCACTCCTGAACTAGGATAAACATTACTTACTAAACTTGAACTAACATCATACCAGTTTAAAACCTCTAAGCCATTAGACATTCTATCAAACTTAGGGTCTGTCCATAAGCTTCCTCCATTAGGATCATCACCAGCTGGACTAAATTCAAAGTCCCATGTTTTTGCAGGAACTCCTGGCAAACCCAACGCTGTAACACTAACAGTAGCATGATGTTCCCAAGTACCTGTTTGAGGATACAAAACAACAACCAATTTTTGGTTAGGCATTAAAATGTTTTCGTTTCTTGTAATAGAAAGAAAAGTAGTATTTCTTCCTTGAACTACTACTTCTCTATCAAAATTTATGTTGTAAAAATTAGGTGTGTTCAACATTTTTTATGAGGTAAGTGATTTGATAGTATATTTATCATAAACTATATTTTGCGCTTGTGTGTTAACTGCAGGAGACGCGGTAGATATAACTTGTGTTAATGAAGTTTTCTTGTAAGTTGCACTTACTTGTACATCAAAAGAAAATGCTGTAGTATCTTGCTGATAGATATCAATACCTATTCTTCTGCCATAAGTTAAATTTGTTGGTGGTGTTCCACTATTATATCCTCCAATAATTCCTGCGCCTGCGCCTCCAGATGGACCCCAATAATCTTCCATTCTAAATTGAAAAACTATAGGAATGACAATAGCATTTTGTGATCCTGTATTAATTTCTTTTGTTGATCTAGCATCAATTCCATTAACATTAAGTTGATTAAATGTAGTTGGTGCTAAAAATAAATAAGATCCACAAGTTTGGTTGCCTATTAAGTATTTATCATTTGTTAAGAAACCAAACTTATCAGGAAGTTCATCATAACTAACTGGTGTGTATGTTGATGTAAAAGGAGATACATTTTGTAAAAAACTTTGATAATATCCTAATTGCGGTTGATAACCATTTACAGACGTTGATTGTAATTCAACATTAGCAGCATGTCTAAATGTACTTACTGCTTCAGGTGCAATAGGATAACCTGTTGTTGTATCAATTTGTATAGTAGGAAATTGTAAAGAACTAAATGATGCAGAAAAACCATCATTTAATGCTGGGTGATCTGTATGTATACAAAAATCCGATAAACGCCCATTTAAACCGTTATTAGGAACGCCACTTCCATCATAAGTTCCATTCCATACCCAAGTTTGTCCTGACGCATCAGTAGTAGGCGTATTTGGTATGTAATATCTACTTGTAGTAGGGTTTATATAAAGATTATTAACAAGACCTACATCTTTATATCTTGAATAAGCATATTGACCTTTTGATTGACCGCTTTGGTAAAACGCAGTTGAATACTTATTTCCATTATTTGTATCATTATTATGTATAGACTGTTGAACAATTGGTGTTTGGTCGTATTGTCTAAAATTATTGTAATCGTTATCAGGTGTAGTAGCAAATAAAACACCAGAATCGTATGGTGATCCGGCTGGGAAAGATGGAATGCTTGCACCTAATGTTGTTGGTAAAGCAGCACCAATTCCTCCAGGGAATCTTGCAATTAATTGTAAAGGAGTTGCTTGCCCATTCTCAAGAGATATTTGATAAATTTTATTAACTATAGCGCCTCTTCTTTCATTTGCTGGTAAAAGCGAAACGTAATCAAGATAATAACCTGCAAATAATTGAATAACAGAACCATTAGTAACTTCTGTTTTTGTTTTATTATCTGGGTCAATTATATAAACATTTAGTACTCCTGAAACATTATATAATCTATTTTCTAATGTAAGAATTCTTGTTTCTAATTCTTTTAGTTTTTCATAAACTGATATAACGTTTCCTTCAGGTGTGTAGAATTTTGAACTAATTACATCAGCATCATGTGCATAATATTTTTGATTAACATTAAAAGATGACTCTAAATGTTGGTCAAGTCCTTTTGCTGTTAAATCATCTTCTAATTGAACTCTTACAACTTCTTGATTTGCTTGTAATAAAGCAAGTGTTGCTTCGTCTTCACTTGTTAAGTCAGTTGGAAAGTTTATAGTAAGTACGTTAGATGGTAAAGATAATAAAGGGTTATCAGGCCAGCCTGCTTCAGAAACAGCAACAACATAAAACTGAACTGATTCTCCTTTAGTTATAGGTATATCAACTTGATTTATATTAATAGCATCAGGGTTTGTTATATCTTCAGATGTCCATACATATTTACCTGATCCTACATCATAAACTTTTTTACGAATATCAGTTTTATAATAAACTAAATTTGAAAATGTTCCTCTTTTTACTTGCCCATTAGTATCAGTAAAATCAAATTGTTGAACATTTACTTGACTTCCATCAGGTCTGATGTATCTATAATAAATGTAGAATTGTATAACATCTTGTTCACCTGTTTTATTGCTTATCTGTGGGTCAGGTATATTAAAGAAACCTCTAATTCTGTAAATAGGAGTATCAAGAGCCGCTGGTTGGTTTTGTGCAATAACTGCAAGTTCTTTAACAATTGAAGAGTATAACGAAGATTTAGAAGTTTTTTGGTTGATTAGAGAATCTAATTCATTTTGTACACCTCTTCTTTCAGTATCTGAATTAAACTTAGTAGAGTTAAGTTCTTCTTTTTTGTTGTCAATTGCTTTTTCAAGTTCTGTTATCTCTGACTCAAGAGTTATTTTATCAGCTTGTTTTTTTCTAATTGCATCTATTTGTGATTGGTCTAATTTATGATCATTAATAGATACAACATTAAAGTTTGCTGAGTTTAAAACTGGAGCCGCAGGAGTAACACCATCAATAGCAGATATTTTATTTTCTTTTGCTTGTGATAATAATATGTTACCAAAATCAAGAACATTCTTTTGATAAAAGTCTGTCATTGACATTGAGCCAAAAGCAGTATCAGTACTTAAATCATTAGTTGAAAAAGCAATACCTGTAGAATATATTGTTGAAATTAAATTTTCAGAATCATTAACAGTTCTAAAGAAAATTACATTAGATTCATTAAATCCTATACCTACATTTGCTATTTTAGGAGAAAACGTTTCTGAATAAAAACTAACATTTTGTCCAACAATAATTGGGTCATAACCATTTATTCTATTAACTCTTATGTATTTTGTTGACGTATCAATTTCTACAATTTGATAAATAGTTTCACCTGTTACTACTTCATCACCTACTTTTAAAGTTAATGTATCTTTTGATAATGATAAGTTATCAGTATATGTTAATTTATCAAGTAAGTACCATCTCTTTTTTCCTGTGCTGCCGTCAGGGTTTGTAATAGTTCTATCATCAACATTTACAACTAAAAAGTCGCCATTGTATCTTACAATTGAAAGAGGAAGTTCAACAACTCCTTCATCCACAAAATAATTAATATTTTGTTTTTGTAAATCAACAAGAAGTTGTACATAATCTATATCGTTTCGTCCACTAAGACTAGTATTAAAATAATTAGTTTTATCTGATGTATCAAGATTTAAAATTAACCTTTGTGCATATATTTTTGATTCTTGTTGTGCAATATAAGGAGTTACATCAAAACTAACTTTAAGAGCTGGTGTATACATGCTCTCAAAGAAATAATTATTTTCTGTAATAAATTTAGTAGGTACCGTTAAACTACCAACCGGAGTAGGATTCTTTATAAGAGCAGCTTGATAAATTCTTTTAAAAGATCCATCAGGCATTCTTATATAAGCTTCGCTTCCATCAAAACCTGTAAGTTTTGCTATTGTTTCATCTATTCTATCTATATTACCTTTAATATATCCAAAAGAAGGTATTGAATATGTTGAAGCTGTGCCGTCAGGGTTTAACACATTAATCTGCACTGTATCAGCAGCTGACACCGTTGCAGTATGTACTTGTTGCAATGTCTCAAGAGCATTATTCTGTAAACGAATAAAATTTGCTAAAACTGTTGAAAAACTGTTATCTGTATTGTTATTATTATTTGTACCCATTTTTTTATTTTTTTTAGAATATATCTGCAGAGAAAGTATAAGTAGTAGGATCTACACAAACAAGTTCAATGATTGGAGTATTTCCTTTAGATGCAAATTGATTATATGTAATAAAACCAATTTCAGCTGAATAAGGGAACCCTGTGTTTAATGAATCTGTTGCATCTGAATAAATAATGAAGTTAAACCTACCATTTGTATTATTCAGATTTAAGCCATTAGTAAAAGCAAAACGAATTACTTGTCCTTTTTGCCAACTTTTATTTGTGTCATCTACATAAATAATAACATCACGGTCAACTATATAAGGAACACTAGGTGTACCATCAGTTATTTTTAAATAATTTGTAAAATCAATTAATGAAGTTACATAAGAATAACTGCTAGGATTAACGGTAAAGTCTGATAAAATTGATACAAGAGGGTTATTACCTAAATTAAATTTTTGATTTGTGTTTATAATTTGAATATTTCCTTCTTTACTCTTATTTAAGAAAATACCTTGTCCTGGCGATAATAAATCTAAATTATAAGACATTTGAACACTTGTCTTATTGTTATAGATATTTGTTATTTCTTGATAATTCTTCTGAATTAAGTTAAGTATATTATCAGTGTTTGCATAAATAGCTGCATTATTTGATATACTATTTTCTAAAGCAGCTAATTGATTTTGTATTTGTTGAGCATTATCAGTTGTTAAAACTAAATTTTTTAATTCTGCAAATTGTGAAGTTAAATCTGTAACAATTTGATTATTATTAAGTAAAATTGTAACTGCAGTATTCATTTCATTAAGAGCGTCCATATAGAGCTGCAATGAAAATGGGTTATAATCATTAATACTTGTTTCAATTGAAGTATCCTGAGTATTAATATCAAATTTTAAATTAACACGATAAGCATATGAATTTCCGTTATCACCTGTTAATGAATTAGGTTTATACTTAGTTAATCTTGGGATTGTACCACCCCCACTAGCAATAGGATCAACATTATCTAAAAATAATACACCAAATAAATTGGTTGTTGAATCACTAGTATTTAGAGGATCATATAAATCATAATAAATAAGTATAGCATTAAAATCAAACGATTGTGCTGTTGGCGTTTCATTAAATGTTCCAAAATCTGTTACAGTTGAGGAATTGTTAATTCCTGCATAAACAGCAGTGTCAAATTCTAATGAAATACCATCTAATCTTGATCTTGTGTACTCAACATATTTATTAACACTTTCAATTTTATACCTATCATTTGTTGAATCTGTAAATGATGTTTGTTCTAAGAAATATGTATTTGCTATAGGATTGCTATACCACCAAGAAAATCCTGGGTTGTCTTCTTGAATCCAAGCATTAGTAACAGGACTGTAATAATAATAGTCAGCAGTTGCTCCATAAGGGTCAGCAACTGTGTATGTATAAGTTTCGCTATCAAAATATGCAAGAGTACTTAATCCTGCAGGCTGAACTGTAGAAGCATCTCTTCCATAAATATATTGGTCAGCTAACCCATTTACTGGTGCATTTGTATATGTTCCTCCTACTGCATAATTTGTATCAGCAACAGAATTAAATAAAATGGTTGGTGTATTACCGTGAGATGTTGGAATGTAAATGTAAATTTCAGTAAATGCATTATAATTATTCCTAACACTATTTAAAATGTTTATATCACCTATATATTTTATAACTTTGCTATAAGTAGGAGAATCATCTTCTTCAACCCAACGTGTTCCGTAGGAAGGAGAACTTATTTCACCGGTAACAGCTTCACGAAATCTTATTGCTCCTAATTCTTTAAGCCATTTATAAAAAACCCTTTCAGACACTGTAAGATCTAATGTAGCATCATAACCTGGATCAGATGTTATCATTGCTTCTAAGTTTAAGCAATAATTTTGTAATGATTCGGCAAAATAATCATTTAATGTTTTTGATTGGTCTATTATTGAATAAGCACCTGATGTGTTGGACAATCCAACATAGTTATTTCCTAATGCAGTGCTCTTTTCCATATCAGGAATATTTAAAAGAGCAAATTTAGAAAACTTAAACTTTTTATGAGCATTATTTAATGATAAACCTAAATCTTCTGATGCTGAAGAAAAGGTATAAAATGTACCGCCTTGTAATCTTATAGGGTTTATTAATGGAGCTATCATTTATAAGTCTCTATTTTTTAGTATGTAATTGAATATGTTGTAGCAGGTTGTGTAATATTTAAAACTCTCCAACCATTATGATCTTGGAATAAAGTTATAGCTAATTTTCTAACATCAGCTGTATCAAGAGGTCCATTAAAAACAATATCACCTGTAGTTGCTAAATTAGTTGCACTAATTGTAAAAGATGTCATACCTGCTCCTGCTGGACCGTCAATGATAACTGTTAAAGTTTGTCCATTATCTCCTTGAGGTAATACAATTGTGTTACAGTTAGTTGTTCCACTTCCTGTCCAAGTTGATAAGTTAAGTCTAAGAACAGAATATCCTGCTAATGCACCTACAGCCATACTTCTTGTTGTGCCTGTTCCTGATAATGTTTGTGGGTCAAGCGCAGATGCAACTGTTACACTGTTGTATAACTGACTATTGATAATTTCATTACCAAATGCTGATGAAACTAATGAAGTAAAAGACCCTCCTCCTACTGCGGCGCCATCAAAAGTAATATTTTTACTTACCGTTAAACTTTGATTAATTGTAGCACTTTGTGTAACACCTAGATTTAGTGAAACATTCAAGCCTCCTTGAAACAATCCTGTAGCTTCACAAGTAAATATTTGTGTAGTAGTTGCGTTTGTATATTTCTTAACAATAGCATTCCCAACATTTAGAGAACCTCCAGGAGTATACGAAGGATCCAAATATTGTTGTATTGAATTTATTGCTGAAGCAATAGCTTGAAAATTGTTGTTGATTGTAACACGTGATCCTGCGATATTATCTCCGCCTAAAATCTCCGTGATTGTTAAATTTGCCATGTATTAAAAATTTTTTTCTTATGATATATTTTATATATCTAACTCTTAAACTTGGTAAGATTCCCATTTAGGATCAAACCAAAATTTACGACCAGTTCCATCAATAATAGAACTCATTTTTCCATAGCACATTACCCATTCATTAAATGAGTTTCCATTTACACCGTTAGGATTATACCAATCTTTTAATTGTCCTCCACCTAGTTGATAAGCATCTCTAACACAGAGATGTGTAATTGTACATAACAGATCAACTTCCTGATGTGTTAATTGATTAGCAGGTTGAAAAGGATTAATGTCTAAACGATATAATATTTCAGCTCTAAGATAATTACCTATTCCATTAAACCATTTTTGATTCATTAGAATTTCTGATATAGGTTTATTAAAATCCTTATGTTTATATATGTTAGTTCTTAAAATTAAACTAAAATCATTATATTCAGTTAAAGGACAATTGCCTCTTCCTTTTGTCCAAGTATCTGTCCATTTCCATTTAGCAAATCTTCGTGGGTCATAAAGAATTAAATAATTTCCTCGAGTACTTTTAAATCTTAAATGTCCATGTTTTAAAGCTTGTTCTAATTTTTCGCTATCTTTTTTAATGTAAATCCAATTTCCGCTCATTCCCATTGAACAAGATAGCCTTTTAATTAAAACATTACTAACGTCTCCTCCTACAAGTTCAAGATTAAGAATAAGTTCTTTACCTCTTGATTGAGCAGTAATTGAAAAAATCCCATCTTCAAAAACATCAAGATCAGTTTTAACTTTTGAAACTTCTGACTTTCCAATATATTCATAAAAAGTATCAAGACCAACTACATTATTAATGAAGTCAGACATAATTTTTACTTCTGCAACTTCAGGCATCTTATGTAGTTTTTAGTAAACTAGGATAGTATATATTTGATAGAGCACTAACAAGATGAATCATTGTCTTAACATCTTTTTCACAATAAGTTTGAATTCTATCCAAGCCGTCGTTATGATATGTTGCGTGTACTTGTCCTCCATCAATATCATCTTTAGGAGTTGGGATTCCCATACTATAAGCAGCTTCTTCAAAAGTTACATCAAGGCTTGAATTACTTTTCCACATTTCTTTCAAATCAATAACACCAACTTCCCAAGGCTTTTTGTCATAAGTACTTAAACAAGATGGAACTTGTAAACCTGCATTATGTAATTTACGAATAATCCACGGAACGTCAAAGTTTTTGATATTCCATCCTGTAGGAACTAAACCGGTTGCCGTTGCATTATGAAATAACATCGCAATTCTTTTTAAAGAATCATATTCTGTTTCATATGCAGGAAGAGTTATTGAACCTATATTATATCTCTGAGCGCCGTATTTATCAGGATTCCACAAACCATAAGACAATGTAACAATTTGTCCAAACTCTGGATAGAGAGCAACGTTTTGTTCATATCCTGTTTTGTAGTCTTCAATTTTTTGACGATTCATTTTCTTATGCCAGATCTCAGCACCTGCAGGATCTGCTTTTTCAAACTCTTCATAATTAGGATACTTACCAGCTGTTTCAATATCAAAAAACAGCAATGTTTTTAATTTACTTTCACTAAACATAATTTTTAATTTTTATATACATTTTTCATAAAATAGTTTCATTTATTAAAACTATTTACAAACTGTGTATAAAAACAATATGGTTAGTTGGGTGGAAGGATAGATAGATAGAAGTAGATTAATCAAGGTAGACTGAGATTAGTAAATAATAGTAGAAACATAAGATAAAGAAAGATGAATTTAGGTAAAGATGAGTTAGGATTGAAAGTAGATCCTAGAACGTTAGACTGGGTAGGTTGTAACGGTGAAGCAAAGATATTTGACTCAGCAGTAGTTTTTAAAAGACTACCAGCTTTATTGAGTCCAAGTGGTAAAGAAGAATATTTACCTATGGAAGTTGTTGTCTGTAAAGAATGTGGTAAAATACCTGAATTTATACATTCACAAATTCCTGATTTGCCTGACCATTTAAAAAGTTCTTGTAATGCAAAAAAACCATCAGGACTTCAATTATAATCCTTTTATAGACTCAAGATTAGAAATACATCCTGTGCCTGAGATTAATGGCTGGGGTGTATTTACTACTCAAAGTATTAATGAAAACACTATTGTTGAAATAGCTCCTATTATTGTTTATCCTAAAAATGTTATGGAGATGACAATTTGGACTTGTCGAGCTGAAGGTATGTCGGATAATGATTTAAAACTTGACCAATACACAGTAAACTGGCAAAATGATGGCGGACTTCCTTTAGGATGGGCTGGGTTGTATAATCATAAAGATGATAATAATTGTCAGTTTATTGCTTATTATCAATTAAATTTAATAGGTATACAAACAATAAAACCAATATCCGCCGGTGAACAGTTATTTGTTTCTTATGGCGAACATTGGTTTAATGCTAAAAGTGGGTATATTAAAAAATATCCTTTTTAATTTTTCTTTTGTGAATCTTCCCATTCATCAAAAACTTCTTCAATAAGTTGGACTATAGGGTCTCTCACGATATCCTTTTTCTCAAACTCCATTGTTCCTATGTTAGGTTTGCCTGCAAATAGTTGAACAACTAATTCAAGTGAAGATATATCTTTATTCTTCATATCAATTTGTTTCGTATCTCCGGTGATAATCATTTTTGTGTCTGTGCCTATACGAGTTAATGTAGATCGCATGTTCTTTTTTGAGATGTTTTGCGCTTCGTCAACAATAATGATTGCGTTATCAATAGAACGGCCACGAATATATGCTAGCGGTAAAACTTGAATCATACCCATATCAAGCATGATTTGCGTTAATCCTTCACCAATAAGTTTATGAAAGTTATCAAGAAATGAAACAGTAAAAGGATACATTTTTTCTTTAAGATCTCCTTTTAAGAAGCCTACTTCTTCACCTTCTAAAACCGTTACACTCTTTACGAGAATTATTCTTTTAAAACGGGTATCAGTCTTTAACAGTTTTAATGCTTGAGCACAAGCTAAGTAAGTTTTACCGGTTCCTGCAGGACCAGCTGCGATTGTGATTTTATTATCACAAATTAAATTTATAAAAGTTTTTTGATTTGGATTTTTGCATTTTAAATCAACACCAATTTTTTCAATATTAAATTTAGATTGAACTGTTGGTGTATATCCTAATGGGAATACTTCATCAAAGTATTCATCGGATTTGGCTTTGTTTTTCGTTCTTGCCATAATTTTTCATATTTTAGTGTAGGTTCTTACCCTACATACTTTTATCCAACTTTGACAGTTTTAACTTTAACGTCTCTCTCCTTTTCAATTTCTTTAGCTAATCGGAGATTGTCTTCGTTGTCGTCAAAGAAAACTAAATCTTTATAACCGTGTTCTATGAGCCCGTGTATTGCTTGTTTTTTTCTCTCAGCAACATTGCCTGTGAAATGATACTTTGGGTCATTTACGGCAAACACCAAATCTGGGTGAATGTCTATTCCTTTTTCTAAGAAAAAATCACGAATCAGTTTTGTGTTAGATCTTGCTGTTACTATAGAGACATGTACTCCGCTGTTGTAGAAATTTAATAACTTTTCTAAAATCTCAGTTATAAATGTAGATCTTCTCAAAATTTCAGCATCCTCAAATTCAGTGAACGATAATGCATGATTGTGATTATGTACATAATGATTAAATTGTTCCGGTGTAAGGGACTTAATGACCCTCCCCGATTTAGGATCTATGACCTGTATTTTTGCTTGTGAAATAATGAGTGTGTCATCTAAATCAAATATTGCAAGTTTTTCAGATCGCTTCCCATTTATTGAAACTTCATTTATTGTATGTAATCTTTCTTCCATTTTGTATATAGATTATTTATCTCATTATTTACTTGATTAAAAAAACAATAGTTCATTATTCAACAACTACATTAAAGAAATTATTTTTAATATAAGTATTTTTATTTCCGTTAGTATCTTCAATAGTTAATTCAATAGTAAATTCATCTACATAGTCAAAAGTCCATAAAACAGTAGGATCGTTTACTTCAGCAATAAGTCCTGTTGAATCATATATTTTCCATGTAAAATAAGTTTTTCCTGCTATCTTACTTGCATCGGGTGTTAATAAAACACCGGTGCCTTGAGGTATCTTTGTTGGGTTTATACCTATAATTGTGTCTTCCCATCTCCAAGAACCTCCAATTGCAGACTCATAAGGCAAGCGATTTGATTGTGTTTCTGCATCCAAATAGTTTTCAAAAACAGTATTACTACTATATGAATAAGCTGGTGCTAAATTTGTTGCTGGGTACCATCCAGATTTATTTAGGTTTGGTGATATAGGAACAACTCCTTCATAATCATAAACTTGTAAAGATCTTTCATTAATTAAAAATTCATTAACGCCTCCTAAAAAGCCACCTATTTTATCAATGCCGTATCCAAAATTTTGTAAAACATTTTTTATAGGATATGTATGATATTCTGTTCTGCTAACATTATTACCAAAATCCCAAAAATATGTATCAGTTCCTTGTAGAGTACCTAATAAATCTATACTAGGAGATTTGCCAAATGCATCTATATAAAAACTTCCATTTTCTAATAAATGTTGAAACCCTATTACATTACTGCCAGGTGTTACTATTTCTAAATGATATGAATCCCATGTTGATGTAACAGTTGAAGCTATTGAAAATTTAATTGATTTAACTGATCCATCAATTGCATATATTTCTAAAACAGTAGCAGGTGCATTTGGTGTTATAGGGAGTCCTGTTCCTGTAATGACATCACCTACAAATATAGAAGATTCAGATAGTCCTGTTATATTTTTCATAAAATAAGAACCAGCTTCAACACTTCCAATAAAAGTTGCCTTTTTAGGTATATCATTAGCAAGAGTTATATCAACACCTACATTTGTTATAGTTTGCATTGGACCAATTTTTTCTGCGTATACAACATCTCCTATAACAGGAATAGGTCCATTTGAAGAATATCTTAATATTTTATTAGGATAATTGTATGTATCAACTCCTCCTAATAAAAAGAACATATCATATTCACTGCCAAGTTGATACTCAAATCTTGATAATGAAGGATAATCATTATTTGTTAATTCATAAATAGCCTGAGACCATTTTTCAGCACTTATAGCTGAAAGACTAGAAAAATTAAAAGTATCATCATTATTAAATTTAATCCCGCCTAAAGGATTTACTTCACTTATTCTAAAATTACATCCTAAATTACATTGATAATCAAGTGTGTCCCATGACTGAGAAGATGCGGTAAGCCAAGTTAGCTGTTTTGAATTTGCCCATGTTTTTGCTAGTGTTCCTAAATAACTTTCAGCAACCTCAGAATTAAAATCTAACTGATATGCAATGTATGATGTTGATGTTTTAAGTAATTCCGAATTATTATCATCAAGAGTTAATATAGTTCCTATTCCTCCATTCCATATTCCAGTGTTTGTTACAAGCAAACTAATATCACCGCTTACAATTCCATGATCATAATACCAACCAGTTCCTGCTAATGAAGAAGCTGGAAACTCTGATGAAGAAGCAGCTAAAAAATCTTGTGTAGGTGGGTACATATTAAAATCCATGTAAACTTCAATTTCACCTCCTGAATCTACACTTGCAAAAGTTTTAACAGGAAATTCTGCGTATTCATAATCTAGCCATATCGTTGCACCATTTACATACCAATCTGATAGAGCATTATTTAATTCATCTAATCCTCCACCGTCAATTGTTGCTATATCTATGTTGTGAACACCATTATATCCACTACCAATAGCATTCCAATAATAGTAAGGAATACCTGAAGTACTTGTGTCTAGTAACGTATGTGTAGTTCTTAATCTTTGCTTATAAACAATACTGCTATTTAATTCAACGTATATTGTTATGTTAGTAAATCCTGGACGTATTTCATTAGATGGTATTGCTGGTAAGCATCCACCTGATAATGAGTCTGAACTTTTTATAAATAGCTTGCCATTAGAATTATTATAATTGTCATCGCCTGTAGTTCCTGGTTGTATTACCCAAACAGAATTAGCAGGATTAGGATTCCAATTAAGATTTCCATTTAGCAAATTATTATCTCTTACTTTATAAATTTTGCTAAGTTCACCACCTTTTTGATAATCAGAAAGAGATCCATTTAAAGTAATGTAATTTGGTTCACTTGAATAAGTATCTTTTCCATTTATACCCACTCTTTCTTTTTTAGGTATGTTGTCTTCTCCAAGTAATCTAACATATTCATTTATACGAATGCCTGTTGGATTATAAACAGGATCATACATTTTATTGCCATTTAAAACAACTGTCCCACCTATCTCACGTAAAACTTCCCAAGTTGTTGGGCTGTTAACAAATGCCTTTGGTGGATTTTGATTTAAAACAATTGATGTTTGATTAGGAACAGTATAATCAGCACTTAAAACTTCAAGTTGAAATATGTTACTATCTCTGCGAATAAAGATCCAATCACCGGCTTCTATTTTTGGAAATAATCTTTGTCCTAAAACTGTTATAGTAGGGGAAGTAGTTGAAGGATTTGTGTTTAAATCGGTATAAACTAAAATAGGTCCTTCAGTATTATCTTGAGGGGATATTTTAATGACTTCTAAAGGATTTATTAAAGGAAGATTATAGTTATTAATTTGAGATGAATTTCCTACATCTAAACGTTCCCAATTAACTAAAGATTCATCCCAAGTCGTTGTATTAAAGACAGGGTTAACCCATCTACCTGTTGCATTTTCCCAATTATATGTTGGTCCTTCTTGAGCAGGAGGTGACAATTTACCAGGTTGGGACTGATAAAGCGATACAGGTTTAGTTTTAAACGCGTCCCAAGTTTCAGCTCCATTTTCTATGTATCTTGCAATAAATGAAAACTCTGCTTCAGGCAATGTCACAACAACATTTTTTCTTTTAATTAAAAAGTTATTATTTGTATTATAAATAACCATTTCAACAGTATATGTTCCTTCATAAGGTAATATAACTGTATGAATAACTAATTCATCAATTGATTTTACTCCTGACGAATAATTAAATATCTTGGTAGGATCTTGTGGTTCAGAAAGAGATAATCTCCATTCCATTTCATACATATTGTATCTTCCTAATTTATCCCATGTAAGACTATCGCCTCTACCTCCACTTAATGAAATATTAGGAGCTTCTGGATAAACACCTGGTGTAACAATTTCTATACCTTGATGTATGTATATTTTATCTCCAGGTTGTAAATTTGTTTGAGCTGGAGATCCATCGTACATTGATAGAGAAATTGTGTTAATAGGTTGAAGAACATTTTGTACGATTGTACCATCTGATACTGTTGAACCTGATTTTATAATCTTATTAGGACTAATAAATCCTGGTCCTATTGTAGGCAAAGCAGGGCTTAATGTTAAAACATCATTTTGAGCAATACCACCTGAAGTAGCAACTGTTAAGATTTCGTATTCTACAATTTTAATTTTACCATCTACAATAGATGATGTTGCAGTTCCGCCATAACCATTACCTCCTGAAATAATAACATCAGGCGAGACAGTGTATTCACTTCCTTGATTTAAAATTTCAACAGCAACCAAACCATTATTAACCCATGGCTTAAAAGAAGCATCGGAAGAACCGTGTAAATCATTCCATGTGTATGTTAACTCATCCCAATAAATATCAAAATTAGTTTCTAAATTAAGAGGAGCGCCTACAGCTATATTTGGTGCATCAGCCCAAGGATTTAAAGTTTCAGTATCAGTATAAAAACCTACAGGCGGTGAAGAAACTATTGTTAAATCTAAAGCAGCTGTAATGCCACCTATGTTTGGTGAAAAAGTTGCAGATGGTAATGTTGAGTATAAGAAACCTTTATCAAAAGTATCATATAAATAAATGTCTTCTCCTTCAAAAGGTATATCAGTTGGTAAACACTCAAACCCATAAGCTGCTGGTACAACATAATGAGAACCGCTTGGTCTTACAACTGCAGCTTGATAAAACATATTAGGAATAGATGTGTATAAGCTACCTTGGTTAGGCCCTGTTATAATATCCCCACTTATAACAGCTCCTACTCCGTCAACAGCTGTTACTACTATACGAATAGGATCAGTGTATGAACCACCACCAAGTGTTATGACATCGTTAATTTCATATCCAGTCCCTTTAGAAGTTGTGAAAGTTATAGAAGATATGTAGCCTCTCATTCTAACAATTCCTTTTGCTTGATTTACGGAATTACCTGCAAATGAAACTAAAGGAATTATCCCATAATAAGGACCACCTGGTGCGCTGATTGTAGCACCATTTACTTTAAAATGATTATTATAATCTTGAATTGTTGTATTTACATCTGGACTTGTCATTCCATGATTAACATCAAAGTATCTAACATCAGTAACATTAACAGGAGAATTTGATAAAAAATCTACATCTCTTGATGTTTCAATGTTTAAATAAACACTACGGTCACTCCAACTATTTACGCCATATCTTTCATAATAAACTCCTTCCCCTGTAATATCAATGATTCTTGAATTTAAAGGTAAAAATTTATTTTTAAGATAATTTTTTAATGCAAATAATTTTATTAATACTTCTTCATTAGTAAATGCAAATGCATCTTCAGTGATAGGTATTCCGTATTCATCAAAAGAACCGCTGTCTTTAACGATATCATAAAAAAGTCCAAATAAGTTTGTTTTTTTATAATGATTACTAGGTACTAAACTAATAGATTCCGGGTGTATTCCTTTTTCAGCTAATTGAAAGGGAATTTGTATTTGTTTATACTTACCATAATATTCATCGTTAACACTTACGTTTAACCAATATTCTTTAATACGTATATCATAATATCCAAACCAATTAACTACATTAACAAGTCCTTTATATGAACCTACATAAGGCCAGATGTTATCGCCTTCGATTAACATCTCTTTTCTTTTTGCATTTAAAATTTGATAATCAACTTTGTCTTCATTGACATCAGAATCACGCATTATTAATTCTTCATTCATATCAACATCACGACCAAAGTTTTCAAGTAATGCGCCTAGTCTTTCATCTTCTGGAATAGTTTCACCTTCATACAATCCAACAAAAATTCTTTTTGGTGTTGGGTATGTAATATCTTCAATATTTAATTGAGAACTATAAACACCTTGAACATCAGATTGTAAACCTATGTTTATTTGTAGTGATGCTTTATGAATGTATTCATTAACAGTTCTTTGGTAAACTGTGTTTGTTCCACTCGGTATAGAATCAGCAGGACTTGCTAATGAAGCATTAGTTAATTCAAAATAAACTTGATTTGTTTTTGTAATTGAAGGGTAATCTACATCATATGAAATATCAAATAAGAAAAACTCAGGATCGCTATTTGTGGCAAGATAAGCTGTAAAAATAGGTATAACACCAAATTGTGTAGTGGTAGTTGATGTAGATGGTATTACTAAAGAACTATTAAAATATATTTGAGTAATTGTTACTTCAGTTATAATTTGTTCACCAGCAAATGGGTTTGCATTTGAATTATCAAAAATACGAATTTTATTACCTACTCTTAAATTATGTGGGTTATAACATGTAAACGATAAAGCACCTGTAACTGAAACATTATTTGATAATGTTATGTTATTGTATAATGTATCAATTGCGGTTATTTGAGTATTAGCAGGAATACCTGTTCCTATCAAATACATACCAACATTCAAGTTAGCAATATCAGCAGGAGGTATACTTGTAATCTTATCAGGGTATCCTCCAAAAATATTACCTGTTGTTGAAACGTTTTGTATTGTTATTGATGCAGTTGACCCATTTCCTTCATATGAAGATATGTTAAAAGGGCCGTATTCTTCAACTCTTGGAAATGTATATGCTTGATTTCCATTTTCATCAAAAACATTTTCAATAATAAATATGTGATCAGTTGATATAAGACCAGTTGATACTGGGTCCAAAAACTGATTAACGAAACCGGAAGTTGCTGGGTAAGTAAAGCCTGTATTATTTGTGTTAGGTGTTATTGTAAAAGATAAAATTTCACCTTCTGGGCTTAATGCTAAATTTGTACTATCTGTTTCCCATGAAGCTCCTGTAAAATCATCAACGAATGATAAATAAGTTCCTGTTTCATAACTTGTTCCACCGTTTAAAATTTCAACATAACAAATTTCACCACTTGAATTTGTGTAAGCATTTATAACTGCCCCATAACCTACATTACCTGGGTCGTTAATGTACAATCCAATAGGGTTTACATTGTCTGGGTTTAAGTTATATCCTTTCGAGTTGAAAAGTTTAAATCTATTTGATAGTAACATTAATTTAAGTACTTATAGTTTTTAGATACGGTGTAATTGAAAGCTTTCTTTATATTACTTGCATAATCCATAATATACACAAGTAAATCTTGAAACTTTTCAATTATTGATTCTCTTTTTGGATCGCTTAAAAGATATCCTGAAACAGAATTTTTAACTAAATTATTTCTCCAGTCAAAACCTGTGTTTTTCAAGTCATCATTTTGGTGTAGCATTATTTCATAATAACTTACACGGGTTAAATATCTTCCTTTTCTATATACCATGATTAATTTGTAGTTGATTTTATGTTATCTAAATTAATACGATGTAATTCCATATTAAAAGAATTAGATGTATCAGCGCCGTATGCAATATTTATACTTCCTGGTTTAGACTGTATAGATGTATCATTATAAAAATACCCTGATCTATCAGACCACCCTCCTCTAATAAGTGCATATTCTCCGCGGTTAATTATTATATCGCCAAAAGAATCTATGCCTATATCAGCTGAACTTACATTTGCAGTATTTGATTTAAAAGCTTCATTCTCTTCGCTAACAAACCATAAGTTAACAGAGTCAACTCCTGGAATAGTTTCAATGATTCCAATAAGATCAGATTTTGGTATACGATCACGTCTACGATTTGCTAAAAAGTAATCACTACATTTTAATATTATTTGTTGTGTTAAGCTATCTTTGCTATATCCTGCATATGCTGTTATGTTTATGTTAACAACATATTTTTTAACAATAGGATCAACAATTTTTATGACTGTAGTTACAATTTTTTGTCCGCTTTGTTCAATGAAGTCATATACTTTATTTTTTTCAGCATCTGTTAATGTAAAAAGATTAATAGGCACTGTAAAATAATCATCATTAGAAGGCTTTCTTTTATTTACGTCAGGTATTAAAAAAAGATAAACTACATTATCATCTGAAATATCATTATCATTAAAAGTACTAAAAGCATCTATGACACTAAATATATTAAATTTTTCTAAGAAATAAACATATGAATCAGTATTTGCTAAAACATAAGAACGTGAAGTTTTTGGAGCTAATATTTTAGTTAAAAAAATAGGTTCTGAATCTGAACCAAATATAATAGGATTTGCTATAGATATACCTATTGCATCATTAGCAGAAATAGTGTTACCTGCTAAATCATAAATATCATCTATAAATTGAAACTGTGCTACTTCTCCTTCTAATATATTACCTGCGTTACCGCTTGTTGATAAATATTCAACTCTTATAGAAGATCCTACAGGAGGTATAGCACCAAAAAAGCCATTTCCAAAGTACAAGTCAATACCTGCATTAATCCCTGTTTTAACAACAACACCATTTACTTGGTAAGGCATATCGTATATTGAATCATAAACTTTCCAAACTTCTCCATTAACATAAACATTAATAAAGAAATTGTCAATTTGTGATCCTCTTTTTGGATTTATATTATATGATTGTAAAACTTCGCCTGTTCCTGTTACTGTCTGAGATTCAATAACTCCTTGAACAACTTTAGCTTCAACAGTTGTACTTCCACTTAATTGCATACGCAAATCTTCGCTATCAAAAGATAGTGTGTATGTTAAACCAGTTGAATTGTCTGAAAGACGAGTGTAATTTGGTATGATTGCAGTATTACCGTACATATCAATAGGGTTACCATTATATGTAAGATAAACAGTACCGCTTGCAGCAATTGCTCTTGTTGGGTTATGACCAGCTATTCTTGCTAAACTACGAACAGAAGTATCACGAGTTGCAGTATAAATGTTTAGCTCTGTTATACTATCTTCTACGTAATAAAAAATTAATTTACCTAAATCAATTATAACACCTAAAAGTTGTCCGTATGCACTTGCTGGTGAGAATACTTCACCTACTTGTAAAAATTTATTTGTTAGGTAATCTTTAGAGTCTTGATAAAGTTGGTCAAAACGTATTCTGCTATAATTAAAAATGTCTAATCCCATATATGATGTCTTATTTTCCGACGACACCAAGATATTTTGTACCGTCTATGTATATATCTATGTAACATATATCTCTAACAGTTCCAGGGACAAAATTCACTTCAATTACTATTTTATAATTTTTAGCTTCAGGGCAATACTTACCTATCTGTGCATAAAAATCTCTTTGTATTTGGAAACCATTATAATTAAGTTGAAATAGCATAGAATCAAGATCTAAGCCTAAATCCGGTTCACCTAAAATTTCGCCTCTTTTAGTAAACAGGATCATCCTTAATTTTGTTAATAGAGCTTCTATTGGATCTTTTGTTTCCAAAATCCTATTAACATAAAAAGGATCATTTTCATTTCTACAATAAATTTCTTTTAACATTATTTATTTAATAAGTAATTTATAGCATTAGCTAATAGATATTTAACTTTTTCACTTTTTTCTATATGTGGACTTATTGCTAATGCATGTCCTTTTCCGTATGCTGAATAAATAGATGCTATTTTATCAATTGATGATTCAGATTCTTTAGATTCTCGTGGCACTTCACTATTAAACCTTAATAAAACTTCACAAGATGAATCTGCACTAACAAACACAGGACCCCAATGATAATAAAGATTTACTTCATCAAGTAATGTGCTAAAAACTTCTTTGCCTGCATTTTCAAATTTAAAATTTAAAAATGCTGTTTTATTTTGAATGTGCTCATGAAAATCTTTATTATGATGTGCTTTAATAATTCCTAAAGACCAATCATAACATTCAGATATTAAAATAGCACCAGCACATACGCCAAGAACTTTTCCACCATCATTAACAAATTTTTTCAGACCTTCTTTACCGCTATCAGTCATAGCTGTAATTTCAAGTTCACTAGAACCGCCTGGAATAACAATAAGATCCGCGTTTTTAAAATCTTTATAATCAAATTCGTCAGATCTCATTTCATGTGGCTCAATAGCAAAATATTCACGAAAAAAGTTGGACCAAATGCTAGCAGTGTCAACACTAACTCCTTTATCATAATACATTACAATCTTAGGCTTTGGTTTGTTACTTATAAAGTCTTCAAAAAGTTTAATATATTTCATACTTTTTTATTTTTAAATATTTTAATAAACAATAAGCTCATATGAAATATTTTTATTTAGCACTGGCTGTTTTTTTAAATTCATTATGAAAATACTCTAGATTGTAAAATTACTTAATAAACTTCCTATACAAATGATAGGCGTTATAAAAGAGTGGAAAACGAAAAACCAATCAGGTGCATTTTCGTCATCAATTCTCTGTTTTATTTGTTCCAATTCTTCTTTACCTGATTCTCTTAAGTTATCTCCATTAACTTCAATTCCTCCAGGAAGATTAAATTGAAAGAATCCTATAATATTTGCTAATGATATTTTTGTTTGAGCTGTAACCCATCTCTGAAAAAACCAATCATCATATAATTTTGTTTCTTCAATTTTAACAAGAGTATCAATAAAAACATCCTTTTTAGGATCACGACCTGTTATTTTTAGTCTGTGTGTATTTCTATTAAAATCAAATCTAACTTTATCAAGAATGAATGCTGCAGTTAAATCCCAATAAGAATATTGAGCAGTTCTCAAAACTAAATCATCTGAAGCAAAAGGCGCAAGATAAATTTCAGCAGCAAGAAGTCTGTTATCAGAAAAATCGCGGTCAATTGAACCTAACCTACCTGCTCCGCTTATTTCTTTACATTCAGTAACAGACATAACACAATCAGGTAATAGAATACTTCGTGTTTTTTTAAACTCAGGGTCGGTAAACCAAGATTTTTCAATTACATAATATTGTGTTTCAACAGCAGGCCCATAATTAATATAAAACCAATTAAGAGCTTGATTAATAATACGTTCAGACTCACGAGGAGGTACTGAATATGGTAATGACCCGCTTCCTGTTATCTCAGAATTTATTAATTCTATTAATTCATCTCTAGTCATTTTGCTTAAATTATTTTAAAAGTTTTCAAAATGATTATTCATCACTTTTAACATGACCATATATAGATCTATGACGTTTTGATAATTTCCATCTAAGTGGGTTTAAGTGCTTAAGAAATTCATTTACTTCATGAGTTTCTTTCTCACCATCTTCATTTTCAAAAGAAACTTTTTTAACATTAAGTTTTTCTAGTGCTTTAGTGATTTCTTCAGCAGGAACTTCTTCATTACCTTCATCTAACCCACTTTCAATAGCAATTGTATCACCATCGCATTCAATTACAAAACCTTTATCATTTGTTGATACTTCAGCAATTTTATCATCTTTTGTATCTTCATCGTTATGATTAATCTTGTTGCTTTTAAAAGAAGCAACATAATCCTCAAACTTTTTAATGTATCTCATAGCCTATTCTTTTTTTCTTTTCTTGTTGTTTTTGTCTTGATTAGGATCACTAAAAGAACTGCTTCCAGCATTACCAGCTTCAGCAGGCTGGCCTTCAACAACTAATGTATCTTTTGATAATTTTGCTAATTTACCAATTTCACCATTACGAATAACCCCACGATTAACTTCACAGTTAATTGCAAGTTTTTTATTTTCAATATAACAGTCATTACAGATATTACCTACATGTAATTCGCATTCAGCAATTTTTGAAAAATCTATTGTGTTTGATTTTAAAAACTCACTTTCAGTAATACGACTATTTTTCAAGTTACATTCATAAAACCAAGATCTTGTTATGATACCTTCAATATCACATTCAATAAATTCAAAATCAGAAAGTTTACAATTAACAACTTTTGTCTTTTTTAATTGATATCTTCCTAATTCAGTATCATAATTAAATTCTCCTTTTGACATTTTACCTGTTATAATTAAATCAAAAAGTTTATCTCGTAAATTTACCCAAACTCCTTCAAGTACTTGTGGATCATCAACCATATCAATAGATACTTTAATATCAGGAAACTTCTTTTTAAAATCTGCATATCTAGCAAATCCTTCATATATTTTCTTATCAATATCTGTCATCTTTTTAAAGTCAGATCTTTCCTTTTCAGTAAATCCTGTAAAGTTTAAAGTATCATATAAATGAATAGCTATATACTCAATGATATCAAGAATTGTTTTACTTTTCTTTTCATAATCTTTTCCGCCTAAGTATCTGTATTCAAGATAACCTTTTTCAGCTTTCAAAAAATTAACTCCGTAATATTTTTCATCAGAAGGAAGTGTTAAAGTAGATCTACTAAAATCTTCTAAAGTAGGAGAATAAAAAAGTACTCGGTTTGGCCTAATTTGTTTTATACTTCTAGCATAAACACTATCTTTTCTTGATGGGAATTTATCAAAGATTTTTCCTTCGTCAAAAGAAAGTATAAATTTAGGTATGTTAATATTTTCTATTGTTGAAAGAGTAGGTATAACATCACCATCAATACTCATGTTTACGTGAATAGAACATCTTTCATTTGTATAACCATTTGATTGAATCCACTCAAAAACTTTAATTAAGATGTTTCTGGCATCGCTATATTTCATAGGACCAGTTACAAGCTCACACATATTTTTACCTCCTGAATAATCAGGTTCAAGTTTAAAAATATCAGCTGTTGGTGCAACTGGTGAATGATATAAAGGTTTTGGGTTATTAATATCACTAAGAGATAGTGGAACTACAACTCTTTTCTTAGTATATTTAGCCAATTGTTTTGCTGTTTCAAAAACATCAAGCGATGAATACATTTCAAATTCAAAACCGATTCTTACACCGTCTAAAACTTCAGTTTTTGAGTAATTCTTTTTAATCTTCATTTGGTAACGAAAGGAAAATTTTATCATTATAAACTCTGTCAATTGTGACCATTGCTTTGTCACCAACTGCAAAGTTCTTTTTCTTTGACTTAATTTCTTTTTGAGAAATTAAACCAACGATATCTTTTTGTAATTTAAAAAGAACCCCAAAAGACTGAACTGATACAACTTCAGCTTCTTTAGTTTTTCCTAAATTTTCATTTTTAAATTCTTCAAGTTGACCTCTTCTAATTGAAGGATCTTCATCAGTTAAGATTAATTTTTTATCTTCTGTAATTTCTTTAATCCAAAACTCAATTGTATCACCTGCTTTAAATGATCCTTTATTAAATTTTGAATATGTAGCAGGAGTCATTTTACTTGTATGTATAAGTCCTGTGAATATATCGTTAAACTCAATAAACAATCCATACTTAGCTGAACCTGTTATTGTACCTATGTATTTTTGGTCCAAATCAAGATCACTAATTTTTGAGTTAAGAACAGTGTTAATATATTTTTTATAAGAAAAAACAAATGTATCACTTTCTTTTAAATAGTCTTCAACCATAACAGGAATTTCCTTTCCTATCATAGAATCAAAATCGCGTACAATGTTTGTAGCAGCCAATGATCCAGGTAAGAATCCATCAACACCTTGTACATTTATAATAAATCCACCGCCATTCTTTTCTTTTATTTTACCGTAATAAGCAGCTGATGGTTTACGTATTTCATTGAAAAACTCAGCTTTTGTTTTTAATGAATGTCCTTTTGATAACGATGTTTTAACATAAGGTTTAATCATTTCAACAACAACAGTATATCCGCTAGCAACAAATGCTTCTTTATTTTCATCAAGTTTTAGCCATTCAATTAGTTCAGCTGGTGATATGTTTAATAAAGAACAAAAATGCTTTTCACTTCTCACATCAATGACTGCGTCAATAAGACCACTTAAAGTTACTAATATTTCTCTCTCATTTACAGCAGTAATGTTTATAATTTTCCTAGTTTCTCCTATTTTAGGTTCTTTGCTTTCAGGATCTGCGCCTAAGAAAACTTTTTCATAAAAATCTAAAGCGTATGGCTCATTGTTAAAAACTTTAACGCCATATTTCTTTAAAATTTCTGGGTTTGCTGTTTTTCTATCTTGGGTCATAATTACATCCCAAGAAGATTCTTCTAATGTTGTTGTTTTTTGAATGTTCATATTTTTATTTTTTGATATGGTATATATCTTTTTAAAAAAACTGTTAAGGTTCAGGAATAGCAGATATTATTACAAACGTATCCTTTATTACTTGATATGTATCAAGGACAAAATCAGGAAGTGCATATTTAATCGCATTAGCAGCTTCTATTACTGCTGTGAACGCTACTACAATAATTAATAAAGTTGATTGCAGAGCATGTTTTGTAGTTAACGCTACATTTAATGCATAAAGTGGATTAGCTGCTCCAGGAGGCGCAGTTACAGCAGGTGGCACAATAATATTAGCAATTGTTGTTCTTACATCTATAGGAATTTGATTAATTCCATCGCTAACAACTCTATATTGATGTTTTATGATATTAATCTGTTGTTCGACAAAATCGTTAAGCCCTTTTTTAAAGTTATCAAGAACCTCTTTGGTTTTTTTATCCTCATCATCTTTTATTTGCTTCTCATCATCACCTCTTTCACGTCTTTCTTTACTCTCTTTTTTGATAATATCATATTGTTTTTTTATTTCAGGCGATTCTTTAGCAATATTTTCAATAATAGCAATTGCTTCTAAAAAAGGTAAAGCTTTACCTAAATCACCTGCTGTGCCTAGTATTTGTTTTTGACGTTCTAATGACATATTATTTAGTTTTAGTATTTTTACTTAAAACACCTGTAGGTAAAGGCAATGTTGGTGGAGTATTAGGACCTGGATGAGTATGAAGATCAAACAATTCCTTAAATGTATCTCCTAATATTAAAGATTCAGTTGCTCCTTTACCTAAAGTAATATTAGGAGAATCAACATTACAATTTTCAGATGTAATGTTTACAGTATTATCGGACGCAATTGTTATCGTATCACCTACTAAAGATATTAAACTCTTTGAATCTTTGTGTAATATTGTTATACTTGAATCAGCTGCAATATTTATTTCCGAACTTTTTAAATAAATTATTAGTCCTTTACCTGGTGTGTAAAGTAATTTTAATTGTTCATCAGCATCATAAGCAAGTACATGCGAATTTAAGTATGTGTCAGATATTTCATTTTTAACGTCTTCACTAAAATTTTGTATTGACGAGTATTCTCCTGAGTATAAATTACCTTCAGAAAAATGTACTTGTACAATTGTGTTAATTTTCGGAATAGAAATATTAGCAAAACCGTCAGCGCCTCCAGCAAACATAGTTTTTCCTACTGGGTGAAACCAAGGTAATTTATCATCAGGTATATCATCATAAAGTCCAAATACTCGAACTCTTGCTCGTCCTTCTTTGTCAGGATCATTATTATCAACTATCGTTCCTACTAAATAAGATCCTTTTAATATGTCTAAATTTAATCCTTTCATTTTAAGTTAATATTTCCTAAATTAGTTTTATCAATATTTGGTGCAATTAATGGTTCTTTACCTAATTTTTGTTGTGTTCTATTAGCTCCATCTAGAGATAAAGAACCTGGGTTACCATCTGTATTTGAGTTTTCACCTGTTAGTTTAACATTTCCAGGTTGTCCTTCAGTATTAGCACCATTAGTAGCAAGATACTCTTTACCTAAATTAACTTGTTCTGCATTAGGCGCAATTAAGTTTGTTTTGCCAGGGTTACCAAGAATATTAGTTTTTTCACCATCTAAGGATACATTTCCAGGAGCTATACTTGAAGATGGCACAGACGATAATAATTCTTTGCCTAAATTGCCACTTAATGATGAAGTAGCACCTCCTAATAAAATTTTATCTAAAGCATTATTTAATCCTGATGAAGCTAAAGGATTGTTAAAAGCTTTACCTGGGTTACCTTCAGGATTTGCAGCGTTTCCTAATTGCTCTTTACCTGGATTAGAATTAGGTATAAATGCTGATGTTAAAGACTCTTTACCCGGATTTCCTATAATATTAGCTGCGTTTCCTATAGACTCTTTACCCAGATTTCCTGAAATATCTTGTGATGCTTTTGATGCTTTAATAGCTAATGAATATTCAGCTTGAGCTGATGCTAACTGACTAGCAAAAGTTTGTAATCCAGCTGTCGTTGCTTGATCTACAAAAACATTTTCTAAAGGACCTCTAGATGATGAAGTGCCGTACTTTGATATTGTACTTTGCGCTGCTGACAAAGGATCCTGTGCAATGCTACTTATCTGAGCAGATAAATTAGCAATAGATAAGCCGTAAACATTGCCTAAAACAGCTCCGTTAACAGCTGTTTGAACTAAATTTTTAACATCCCTAGATACTGCATTTGAAAAGGCACCTAAGATGCCATTCATACCACCTGTTTTTACTACACCATTTGCTGACTGAAAAGCTTGTTCTGTTTGTCTTCTTTTATCATCTCCGTAAGTAAAGTCTGCATTACCTCCAGGCGATCTATACGCAGGCATAGCTGAAAAAGCCTGTGTTACTTTATCGCCTCTACCTGCTGGTTGTGTAATAGATGTAAATGCTGATGTAGAAAAACTAGCATCTCTGTAATAAGGATATATTGTGTCAAACAATATTGCTCCTAATAAGCCATAAGAGTTTTTTTCTCTAATTCTCCCAACTTTAATTCCTATTTTAACTCTAGCAGATTCTCCAGGATAATTATTAAGATCTTGTATATGATCAAGGCCGTCTTCAATAATTGTAAATTCACAATAATCAAAAACAAATTCTAAAAATGTGGCAGGCTCAAATAAGCCACCATGTCCATCGTTCATCGTTCTTATTTCAGCCACAACTACTCTCATTGAGAAATAACGTTGAGTTTCAGGCAACATCCATCTCATATATTCTGCATCAAATGCAGCTTTGCGATATAAATCCATTAAATAAGTAAGACGCATGTTCATTGTGTCATTACCTTCAAAGATAAGTTTTTTATCTTTTGCTCTAAAATTATCTTTAGGATTAATTTTAGTCATCTCACCTAATCCTGTGATTTTGTCAAATGACCAAGGGCTTTCTTCTAATATTTTTATCATACCATAACGAAACTCCTTAATCATATCAGCTCTGTAATATTCGCCAATTCTCTGTAAATAGCTCACGGCTGAATCTGGGTGTTCTTTACCATAATTTTTATTATTTGGATCACCAACAACACTTGCATTTGCTACACTATTGTTGTTTGCTCCTAAAAATAATCCTTGTGGTAAATAATCCAAATCATAATTAAGTGGGTCAGTTACAGTCTCAGGAATAATATGCCAATAAAAACCAAGATATGTAGGATCTTCAACATCCCACCTTGTTGCACCAATTTGTCCTGGTGACGATTGGTTGGTTATAAAGGTACCTTTACCTGTTAAAAACCCTTTTGATAATTTATCTGTATATTGCATAATTTATATATTAATGTTATCCTGTAGCAGGAACCGGCCATTCTCTTCTTCTCAATAATAGAATTTGCGTAATGCCTGGTGTAACTTCGCCGCTACCTTCAGATGTTCTTGTTGGCATTGCAATTGTGTATTTAATTTTTAAACCATCAATCATGTAATAACCGCTATATAGCTGTTGAGCAATTGGCGCTGTTTCATTAGCTGGTAAATTTGCTTCCCCAGGAGTTGCATTAGCTGTTCTATCAAATGTATCACCAAAAGAATGTAATAGGATTGGAACTTTTTCTCCTCTGTAAACGTTAGGATTCCATCTTGTTATCTCAATTTCTAAATATAGCTTATCAAGTTCTTCTAAGTTTCTTTTATTCCATAGCTGAGAATATAGATACATATCATGTGAATCTTTATATTGAATTCCTAGCCAAATGTATTTATTCTGTGTTTCCCAATATTTTTCAGAAGCTGTCCCATCAGCGGCCTTAGGATAAGGCCTACCTTTAAGTAACATTTTGTCTTCATGTGATCCTTCTGTAATAATAGGATCAACATAAATACTCCAAGTACCTTTAGTTGCTTGACTATAAAATTGTGCATATGTTTTATATCCCCACCTTTTTGATATTGCTGAACTATTATTTTGTATTGTGTAAGTTTGTATAAAAGAGTTTGTTCCACTAAAAGAATCCATGTCAGAAAAGAATTTCTTAGACATTTGTTGTGATCCTTTTTCTAAGTTTGTATCTGATTTATCATCGGTCATAAATACGATATCTAAAATACCTGCACTAAGTTTACCTTCTCCTGCTATTTGGTTATTGACATTTATAAAATTTAAATGATAATAAATATCAATGTAACATTTATAAAAGCTTTTTTCATCTTTCCATGAATGCTCAGTGATATTCATTATGAAATTTTTTAAAGTATCATTAGGGCATATCCAAACTTGGCTATCACTTGTACTTTCCTCATTTGTTGCAAAGCCTAACTTTAAATTTTTAGCAACTTGTTGTAAAACTTCAAAACTAGTTCCTTCATAATTTTTTATAACTTCATCTTCTAAATGTGGTATAAAAAGGACACCTCTTATTTCAATTGTTGATCCTCTACCTTCTGCACCACCAGGACCACTATCAACAAATGTAATTAAGTAATCATTTCTTACAGGTTTAAAAGCATCATTTTTAGCTCTTATAAATACTGAAGCAATATCACCATCTTTTGGAAAACCTACTGTTTTAAAAACATTTGTACTTGTTAAAGCTATTGTAAGTTTAAGTTCAGGCAAAAACCCTGTAGCATCAATTTCAAAATTTATTATTTCATGAACTGCAAATGTGTAATTGTTAATAATAATAAATGGGTAATCTGTGCCTAATGTATTTTGATATTGCCTACCTGTAGGAGATCCTTTTAGATTTTCCAAATCAGGAGACGTTCCTGTAAAAAGGTCATCTAAAGCAATATCATCAAGTTGTATTGATGGGCTAAAAAGTGATCTAATAACAATATTATCTTCTGCCATATTTAACCGTTTGTTCTGTTTTTAACTAAGTTATTGATAAATTGTGTTTTTGACAATGGATCATTACCACTATTTAGGTTGCTTCCTTTACTTACATTCGGTCCCATTACAAGAACTCCATTTCTTAATTCAATTTCTTTATCACCGAAATTAGCATAATTAGGTGGCAGTGCAGTATCAGGAGTTTTCTTTGCAGCTAATCTCTTATTAAATTCTTTTAATGTAGGATCAACTTTTGATTTTTTCTCAGGTGTTAAATATTGAGTACGTACATCAAGTTTGTTTTGTTCATCATTATTAACGCTACGCATATTTCTCTCTAAACTAAATACATCCCACTGAATAAGAATGTCACCATTATCAATTGAAAAAGGGTTACTTATGCCATTAAATTTTAAAATTTTTTCAACGTGATCATAATTACCATACATACTTTTAGATATTAAGTCGCATCGCATCGCTGTATCTTCATTTACTAAAAAGTATGATACACCTTGTGGAGGAGTACCGTTATCAGCATAAACAATATCCTTAGCAATTAAATCAACATATTGAACATTATCATTTGGATTTGTTATTATACTTTTAGTATCTTGGGTTAATGTAAAAGTTATCATAATTAGCTATTTGTAAATTTAACTCCGTGGCTATATATAGCACTGGTTGTACTTTTAATTCTAGGAACAAACGATTGTTTCCAATAACCGTAAATTCCGTCTATAACACCAGGATCACCTGAAAGCGGTGATGTTCTTTTTGCTGCCGTGTTACTATTTGGAGATGTTGAAGGCGTGCCTCCTTGACCTGATGAAGAATTTGTTCCGTTAGAACCTTTTAATTTAGCTGCTTCATTAGGGTTTGCGCCGTAATCTTTACCTGTTGTGGCGTCAACAGCAGTCATATTAACAGATGATAATGATTCTTCATAACCTTTAGGCAGAGAATATAATCGCCCTTGTCCACGGTTAAACATTGATTCGATTCCTGCTCTATCTCTTGGCATGCCATGCTCAAGAGATATTGTTGCTTTAAGTTCAGCTGGGAAATCATCAGGACCCAATTCATCACTAAATTCCAATTTTATGCCAGTACATATTAAATTACCAATCATCATCATAGGGTTCATTGGGTTACCTACAGTTACATGCCATTCACCAACAGGTGCTCCAGTTAAAAGAGTATGTATTCCTTGCATTTGTCCTTTAGCACCAGCTGTGTTTAACTTCATGTAAGCTGATGCACCTTTACCAGCAAGTTCTTTTAATCCGCCAACAGGATCATCAAAAAACTTATTAAATGCATCACCTATAACTTGAGCAGCAGAAGCAAATTGATCCGCTACAACTTTAAAGAAACCTTCTGGGTTACCGTTTAGCCAAGCTGATCTACCAGCAGGACCTCCAAGGAAAGGGTCAAGATCTCCTTGTTGCCCCATAGGCATGTATCGGTTCATACCGCCCCAGAATTGTGCTTCATTATAAGTTAAGATCATTAAGTTACCTATGATATCAAGCATAGCAGCTTTTGTATTTATTCCACCGATAGATCTTGCTGAATATTCAAAAACTAAAGATAAATCATGTTTAAATGTAACGCCACGATCTCTTGCTCTTGTGCTATCAATAACTGTTACTGGACCTAAAACTTTATTTGCATACGGACCGTTATTATAAGGGTCCAATGGAGTACCATTATCAAGTTGTGGCTTTGCTCCTACTGCCCCTTTTGTTACTAATCCTAACAATTTAGCTAATCCAGGCGCTGGTGAATCTGCTCTAGCTCTCTGTCCATCAAAATTAACTTCCCATACATCTGCTTTAATTTCTTTCCATTTTAAACCTGCTTCAATAGGACCAATTATACTTGATATTTTATTACCTGTTTCTTCTCCTAAAAATGTTACAGCTGTAGCAACAGGCAATGTTTTATCTTTTGATATTTCCCCTCTTGCGTCTTCAGCAGAACCTACTGAATCTAAACAAGGCGCTGGGTATCTCCTAAGAGTTATCATATAATTAAGTGGTATTTTTTTCCACCATTTTAAGTAAACGAAATCTTGATATCTATAAGGAAATTTATAATTATTTCCTTGGTTTGACCATTCAACAAGTCCTTTTACTGTTAAATCACCTTTATGAGAAGTTTCAGTATTTTGAATCCCACCTCCACTAAATTCATAAAAACGTGGTTGATTTTCTCTATCAATTAAAAATTGGTTACCTGCTTTACCTCCAGCTGCTTGTATGTTAATGTAAGCATTATAGTTCATAATAGAAGGAACCCCGTAAAACTCGGTTAATTTTCGGCCATCGTCAACACTAAACTTATTTGAGTTAGCACTTATTAATGTTTTGCCATCAGCTGGGTCTTTTACAATAAACCCGTCTATAAGAGGTGCTTGTATATCTTCTTTTGATGTAAACGAATATATTACTGAATTATCAGTTTCAGATACAAGATAAACTAATCTAGGATCAAGAGGAACTTCATTTGCACCATAGTTTAAACCCCCAACTCCACTAGCTGCAACATCTCCTGTTATAGTTGATACGCCTCCAATTCCACCTATTGAAGTTGTATCAGGGTAAACTGTACCTGTTGGATATGAAGATCTTACATCAGCTTCAGTTCTTGTTAATATTGCAGGTGTCTTAACTGTTGACGGGGTAGAAACTGCACCGGTTTGTTTAATGCCACCAATTGCTTGCGATATTTCAGCAACAGTACCAGTAGGTATTGATATGCCTTTAATATTAGTGCTTCTTGTATCAGGTGCATTATTATATACTTCCGGAGCTGGCGAAAGATAATTTACATTTAAACCAGCAGGCGTAGAACCTACAATCTCTATTAAATATGGCGGAGAAGGCGGATTTGATGCTTGTGCAGATGTTCCCATTTATAGTTTCTATTTTTTCTATATATCAATTATTTATATAACACATGAATATATAAAGAAAAATATTAAAATATATTATGAAACATATTAAAAATTACTCTGACTTTTTTAAAGTCAATGAAGAAGCTGAAGGCGCTTCTTACAAAGCTAAATTAGAAGAAATTATAAAAGATGCACAAGAAATTGCTTCTATGATAAATGATGGAGAAGACTTAGAAGCATGGGTTCAAGATAAGATCGCAATTGCTAATAGTAGTATGCATGCAATTAAAGGATATCTCCAAACAGGCGATACTGGAGTTACAAAATAATTTATTATGAAAAATAAAAAGGTAGATTTTTCTAAGGACTTTATAGTTTTAAGTAAAAATCAAAAGAAAAAACCTTTTACTCTTAAACCAAAACTAAATAAGCCATTTGCTATAAGAAAAAAGGCGCCAATACAATCTTTACTTGATAAAGTAGAAAAACTTCATGATAAGTTAGATAATCATGAAAAAGAAAAAAGACAGTCTTAAGACTGTCTTTTTTAGTTTAAATTAAATCATTGATATTTTCTAGTTCATTTAATTTATCGAGCCAGACAACAGGAACTGTCTTACAATCAATAATATGAACTTTTTTCATTGTTGGGTAAAACGTTACTTCTTCAAAAAGTTCAATGTATTCATCATGAAAACCTTTATCGGTTAAAAACACTACTTTTTCAATGTTTTTAATTTCTTCTGTGTAATGTATAATATCCCTAACAATTTCATCGTCTAATTCAGGATTGCTATAAACAATGCCTAAAAGCTTTCTACCGCTACAACCATCTTTAATTCTTTTTAATATTTCTTGGCTAATAATAAAGGACTTACAATTATCTAAGTTATTTTTATTAAACCCTAAGCTTTCAATAACATCATCTATTTCAATGATGAGATACTTTCTTAAGTTTAAGAAACATTTTTTAATTTTTGACTTATCATCAAATGTAATGTAGAGGTTCAAATTCACAAGTGTTATTTTTTTGCTGTTTTTGCTAAATAAGCAGTTTTTTGTCTTTCACGACGCTCAGCTAGTTTATTGTTTCTATGTTCTTGAATTAACATATTTTTTTCAATAACTTTTTCAGCTTCAGAGTTTTCTAAACCGCTTTCAACAAGTTCAGCAATTTTTTTTGAATAACGTTCAGCTTCAGCGTCCATTAATCTGTTTGTAGAATCTTCTACATTTTTTATAAAAATCTGTTTACCAGCTTCTTGTTTTCTTGTTTTTAAATCAGCTTTAGCTGATTCTGACATAGTTTTAATTTCTTTAAAAAGACCTATTCTTTTTTCAAGTTCTCTACGTTGTTTTCTGTTATACATAATTTAAAGTTTTAGCATACATGTAATTAAATAATCTTAAAAATGCTGAAAGAACAAGTGCTTCTTCTGAAGATACACCATTTCCAATTTCAACCATTTCTAAGCTTGATTTTGACTCTTTTAAGCTTCCATCGCCTTCTGGTTTTGATTGTTCAAACCCTGTAACATCAACAGCAAAGACAGGGACCATCTGATCACTGTTTTTGTATAAATACACTGGTCCTAAAAATAGCCAACGGTCATTTTCATCTTTAAGGTCAAACCCACCTTCTTCAAGAAGTTCTCTTTTTGCGGTGTATAATAAAGAATCGTCTTCATTTTCAATTGTACCCGTGATAAGTGTTTGTGCATAATTACCTTCTCTAAAATAATTTAGTTCTTTAAGTAATCCTACTTCAGTAATTATTCCCATTTCGTTAACACGGTATGGCATAATAGCAACTGACATTTCTTTGTTTTTCAAGCCTACTTCGCCTTCTATGTCAACAACTTGAAACCACTTATCTTCAAATAATACTTTATATTGTTTCATTTATTCTTGTGCTTTTTGTTTTCTTTTTTGTAAACGAATTAACCCAAATCTGATGTGCGATTTGTTTTTTAATATCTTCAGAATTTAAACTACCTGATAAATAATCAAGTACTTTTTTTTCTCCGTCATCATATGAATCAGAAAGAACTTTCATTAAATCAACTGGTGGAATATCAACAACTATTGAAATTTGTATAGATGATTTTGTTTTCTTACTGTCTTTTAATAATTTAGCAATAGGGTTGTCAGAATGTGTTGCTGGTTGAAAATTGCTAGGTTGTGGAAATGAATCTTGCTGTATAGGATATGCACGAGCTGTTGTATCAAGACTATTCATATTTTGTAAATCCTGCGCATATTGCTGTTCCATTTTTTCAGTTACGTAAAACGGATGATTTTCATCAGGCACTTCAATAAAGAAGTCATTTAATAATTGTTCGTTACCTCTTGAACCATCCATAAACTCTAAAAAGTTTATATCGTTATCTTGCGTAATTGTCCCATCCCATTTTACAAAGTCACCTGCTCTTTCGCCTTTAAGCCATTGAAAAGTTTTAATATCACTCATTTTATTAGTTTTAGTATATATTTCTTCTTTAGAGTTCAATAAAATTTCTGTATTCCCTGTGATATTCTCGCATCCATTCAGTGGTAAAGCCATCTCTTGCCCATCCGAGATATTCTTGTCGAAATTCTTTGAGAAAATCTGAAACATGTTTTTCCAAATCCCCATTTGTTTCAGTCATTAAAGCATTATAATTTATTCTAAAAGTATGCGAAGTGCCTTTTATTTTCCAAAAAAAGAATAAAGCTGTGCTTATATAACCATACCCGTATTCTATAGACAAAGGAACCCAATTAGAAACTTCAATATCAAAAGATCCTCTGCCTGATAATTCTGCAAAAACTTTTATGTAAGGCATATTAATTTTCTTGAGCTGGTTCAACACCGTTTACCTGTTCTTCAAGTGCTTGGAACATCATTTCAATAACTTCTTCTCTATCAGTACCATGCAAAGACATCATTGCTTCAATATCTTGTCTTTGCATTCTGATATTAGCAATTCCTTTATCACCTTGACAAAGTTGTAAGATAACATTATCCCAATCAGGGTATGTTTTATTTTCTAAATTTTCATTTAACATATATATGATTTTAATATTATATTCATAAAATTAAAATAGTTTTAAAAAAGGAAACTGCAGGCGATAGCGAATCCCTGCAGTTAAAAACTTGTCGTAACAAGCAAACGGTCCTAATCCGTTATTTCTTTATCTCTTACTAAAAAGAGCATTAATTTTGCTTTCAACACCGCTTGGGTCTTCAACTTCATTGCCAATTGATGTTTTTCCTTGAAATTCTAAACCAGCTTGTGTGTTACCTGTAGTTTTAGCAGACAATTCTATTTCATGTGCTATATCACCAATTGCTACATAATAAAATAATCTTATCTCCATTCTAGTGTTTTTATCTTCAATAGCTAATTTAGATTCTTTATTGCTTAAACCTTTTATAAGTAAAGATAATGTATCGCCTCCATGTACAAATTCCACTTTAGCAGAACCACTAGACTGTCCTGTTATTTTGTAGTATGGCGGGTTAACTGCTGGGTCAGCTTGTTTTAAACCAAATTTTAAAACAGATAATAAATTGCTATCAATATCATTTGAATTATTATTAGGCAATGTTAACAAATGATATGCTAATTTAATTGCTGCTAATTTACTTTGAACTTGAATATCTTTTAAACCGCTAGGATCTTGTGGGTCATACTTAATTGT